TTCAAAAAAACCACCCCCCTTACTTAAATTGCATTGTTTGCATAATGCTTGCAGGTTATCCATGCCATCATCACCACCCAGTCGTCTCGGTATGATGTGATCGACATGAGTTGCTTCTAATCCACAACGCTGGCATGTATGTTGATCTCTTGTCAGTACGCGCTGTCGTATCCTACGCCATAGTGCAGTACTACCATCATCTCTTAACGCTGACTGTCTAGCCATTACAACTCATCATAACAAATACCACATACCCACCATGCATGAACAGATAGCAGCTCTGACTCTGGTGTATCTGTGTCACATCTACTGCACTTAATCATAGTCTCATCAGTATTCATTAGTGATAGTTATTCCTTTGAAAGAATGCCCATGCTTTACATGGTGAACCATATCTGTTATCGATGTACTTCAAGCCCCACATGATCTGTTGCTCTGGTGTTGCATCTCTTAAATACTCTGATCTACCTTGAGGAATACCCCAATGACTACCTGAGTTAGCCTTGTAATTCCAGGCTGATTCTTTTCCATAGAGTTTACTTAAACAACTCATCTGGGTTTTATCATCAACTAATATAGCTGCATATTCTTTTGCTGTTGTGTATGTATTTGCCATATGAGGTGCTACCGCATTAGCGGGTGAGAACATAGATATCCCAATAGCTACTAGCACCCCGCGACCTACCCGCCTCAGCGGGTCGCGGTGAGCCCTTGATGGGCTCTGCGTCGATAGCGTACCATCGCTGTCAAATCCATTTGTAAAAGCCCTGCTCAGACCGCGTGTCATTGATGACCCCATCCATTACCTTTGAACGATATGCCAAACGTCCCATAAACTCGACGCATTGATTCACCGCAACAAATGGGATCTGCTTCCTCATGTATTGACTTTTCTAACTCCATGCTTATCTGGCATTTAACGCATTTGTATTCATAGATCGGCACGTTAGACACTCCATTCCTTTGAATAAGTATGTTCCATCTTGCTCGCATCTGACAATTTCATGACTAGGCGCTTTACTGGCAAGTATTGGCATTAAGTCCTTGACCTTGCCAAACATCAAGTATTCGCCTGCATCCTCGCCTTGACCATTGCAACGCATAATGACTATTGGCAGTTTGCCGTTAGCATTTGTTGCAGCTTGTTTAATCCAAGCTAAAGGCTGAAAGTCTGCTCTTGCTTTGACCTCAATGCTGATACTAGGGATGTTGAGAATGTCCTCACCCTGACGACCCGCACCAGCAGTGTCGGCATACTCCCACCATTGTTTTAGGTAATCGGCTATGACCTTTTGAGTCCGATATCCTCGATGTTTGCGATGATTAGCCATTAATGGAATGACACTTTTTACATGTCCAGGTTGCATTGGCTGGTGCATCTGCGTTTTCAATCTTTGCCACATGAGCCAATATGACTTCCTCGTTGCACAACTGACATCTTAAAGTCAAGTGCATAAGGTTCATCCATTGACCGTTTATGTTTACTTCAACAAATCCCATTAGGCTCTCGCTTTCTGTTTTTCCCACTTGCCATTAGATGCAAGGTTGTACCAGCGAGTAGGGCAATTCTGTGCTGGTGCTATGTTTCCGCCTGGACAGAAGAATCCGCCCCAAGCGCGTGAGTTCTTCTCGCCCTCTTTCCACTTCATATCGCCATGTTCACATTCTTCATGGTTTTGAGTGCCCAAGATATCTTGCACGTTAGCAATCGCCTCAGCTGCTGTAATTGCTGGAGGCTGAGTAACATCGCCATAAATAGGTTCATTACTCCAAGGATCAGCAGCTAATGCTTCCTCTTTTGTCTTAAAACTTGGCACTTCCTTAGCCTTGGCAATGTCCTTAGCGCTTAGTCTTTCGACCTTGCTCATTTCTTCTCTAGATGGACGCTTTCCTTTAGCAGCATAACCCGCGTTTGCAAGCGCTCGACCGATTGCCGAAGTCTCGCAATTCTCCAGCGCTGAAGTTGAATTAACGCCTCGATCAGTAACTTTTTCTTCAGCGTATCCCGTTGTGAACGCGACACCATCAGCGTAAGTTCGATATAAGTACGCTTTAACAATGAATCTATCATTTTGGTAACTCTCCAATTCTGTCGATATTCTAAAGTCCGGAAAATCCTTAATAAACTTTTCTAAACGACTTTCAACTGTCTCGTAATCTGCAAGGTTAAACATTCGGTAATTCATCCTGTCCCATTAAGTAGTCGGTTTGTTCAGGCAATGACCATACTGTGCCATCTGCCCAAGTTTGTACTTCGATAGCGCAGGCGTTGCAGTAGTGTCTGCGAACGCCATTACTGCGGGGATGATTAGATATAACTGTGTAACTAGCTGCTTTCTGCCCAAGTAGGTTATTTACTCCATATCGGACTTTGCAGTAATCGCACCAGACTCCAGGAGCAGACTTAATAACTGTCAAGGTCACTCCAATCAGTTGATGCAATTTGTCCAGCGAGCGCAATGTATGCGCAGCCGTCCTTGTAACTGTCTGCGTGGAGGCTTGTCTCTTGTAAGCGTGAGATTTTGACAAGTGCCATACAGATTGCGACTTCGTGAGGCTCGATGTTGCGTTCAAGATAGGCTGACCAGAGTTTGGCGATTCGAAGGTGATTGAGAGCTGCCAAGCCGTAATCTTTACCTCGGTCTTGGATAAGGTCTTTTGCTTCGTCAAGGATGTCATCAGCGCGCATTTTCACTCACACGCTGGAATGACTTAGCAACGATCAATCCTTCTCGTTTGCCTTCATTAAAGCCTTTTGCCCAGCCCACTAGATACCAAAGGGCATTGGCTAGTAATAACAAAACAATCATTGGCATTTCGAAACTCATTTGATTACTCCCGATTCCGTAGCCTGGGTTGGCTACTGGATTACGGTCTCACATTTAGCAGACAATTACACGTTTCTTAGATAACGAAACGATAACGATTTAACGCGCCCTGCCGTAGGACTTTCCAGCAACGATAAATGTGCCGTCCTTTTCAATGTGGATAATGTCCACCTGGACTTTTGCTTTATTTACATAAATGATGGCGAACGCTTGTTGCCAGTTAGCCACGCCCTTGGTGTATGCAGCTTGTTTGAAGTCCATCAGGTTGCCTACCTCAACACCATGCAAAACACGTCCAATACGCCCTCCAGAAGCCTCTGAGAAGGCTGAACGCCCTGCTCTGTGAGTATGTCCTGAAATGACGTTCTTGCCATGCCTACGGGCTGCTTCAAGGGCTGATAAGCCCCCTTGTGGCTTTATTGGTGTGTGATCGCCATGGACTGCAATCCAGCCAGGCGCTATAGGCATAGGGTTCTTGTGAAAGGTAATACCCAATTCATCGAACTTCATAAACTTCTCAAAGCGCAATTCAGGCAAAGCCCCAAACGCTGGCACTTTAGCCATGATGATGTTGTATAGGCGGTCTGTGTGATTTGACCTAATGCAGTCAGTAACGCCCAATTCCCAGAGCAGCTGAACAGCCTCGTTGCGATCATCATCGAGCGTTTGAGCATAACTGCCCATGCGCCCTTCTTCCCACTTGCTTATCTGGGGAAGGTCAATCTCATCGCCAATAGTAACTACTTGATCGGGCTTAAACTTCTGAATGAAACTAGCAAGGTTACGAGTTGCAACCCTGTCATGGTAAGGGACTTGTAAGTCCGAGACTACGACTATTCGCTTAATCGTCATCCTCATCTTCGTAATCGCCAAACTTCTCAGGCGCGATCGGGTCAGGCAAGATCCAATGCGGGTAAGCCTGTGGCTCTGTAATCATGAACATGGCAACATCCTCAGCAAAGCCTGCTCGCTTCAAGCTGCAAAAGTACTCATATAGCCCAATGCAGTAAGCATCAAGTTTGGAGTAGCCTTGTTCCTCTAGCGCCTTTGTTGCTTTTCTTGCCATGTGTATAAGTGTCCCTTACTTCTCTAGCAATTCCATCATCTGTTCTTGGCGTGTCTCTATTCTTGCCAATCGGTCTGCGAGAGATGATCCACCATTCGGCGTAAGAGTCCACAGCCAACCGCGAACCAGATAACGCAAACCGCCAACAAAAATAGCAAGCGTCGATGCAATGGCAAGGATGAGCCCTGCCCAATCATTCGCGGTCACTCCGTTCTGCCATACTCTTTGCGATTCTTGTCAGCCCAAGCTGCAACTGGTGCAGTAATGCCAGCGATCAAGATTGCGTACTCTGGTGCAAAATCCATCGCCAAAGCCAAAGCAGCTGCGATTGCAGATGCACCAACTCCTACCAGGTAATCCTTAAAAGCAGCTTTAAACTTTGGTGACTTAAAACGCTTGATTACTTCCTTCATTTACTGCCTCCTAGTAATGGGATGTTAAAAAACTTTTGATCTTCATCGCCAGCCTTTGTAAAGCTGATGTGAATGTGTTTCGTGTGTGGATTGACCCCGCGATACTTTCGCCACTTCCAGAGACTTCGAGCGCTCGCAATCTTGCCGTTAAATATGACATATGCAATGCGTTTATCTGTTCTGGCTGCAATTCGAATCTGGTCGGCAACGTAAGCAGCTGTAGAGGCTTGTCGGTTGAAATCAGCATCGAGATCGAGAGCGCGGACATACCCTGTACGAGGGTCAGGGTTGTGATCGCTCTTTGTGGCTTGATGCCGTAAGTCTCCGTAAGTCCCGTCAGAATCACGCTGTCGATCTGGATAAGAATCGTCTGCCTGCTCTCTGAGTTGGATTACGGACTTACTCAGCCTTGGTTTCATTTTGACTTTGAATTACCAAGTAAGAAGCGTATTCCTCATCCGTCATTGGACGAGTAATAACCTCTCCTGTTTCGCAATTAACTTCTGTTGTTTCTGGTCTGGTTGTCTTAGGCATTAGAACGCTCCATAAATTGCAATAGTGCCGGTGTTTCCTGCTGCAAAAGTAGATGTTGAACTGACAATATCGATACGGTTAATTGATGTGGTCGAATTGTAGTTGCCCCAGATTTGGTTCATGGTGTCACCGTTAGCAGCCTTGTTATCTGCCATTCCCTGAATCAACTTAGGGCAGGCTTGGTTTGCATAATCCAATTCGATGTCTGCCAAAATGTTTGTTCCACCTGCGCGACCTAAACGAACTTCACTAAGGTTAGAAAATGAAGCCGTAATCTGAGCAACAACACCATTCCACGCGTAACTATAATTCGCACCTGTATCGTTGTTAAACACCAAAACCATGCGACTAGATGCCGTTTGAGTAACGCTATTTACAAGGATTCGCAGCTTCTTTACTGGTGGGATGCTTGTAAATGAAACAGATGAACCGCTTGTTGGAGTTTGAGTTGTACCAATTTGTAGCCAGATGTCCCCACCTGGAATCGCTGTGTATCCCATTATGAAATCTCCGTTCCATACGCATTAAATGACAAGTTGGCAGTTGAGGCATAAACGCGAACCTTGTCAGTTGTAGCCAAAGTTAAACCAAGAGTTAATACCACAATGCCACTAGGAGCGATTGTGATGTCATAAGCAATGTAATCCTTTGTGGCAGTTGCAGCACCTGCTGCACTTGTTGAAAGTCTAAAGGTTGCAGCTGCTGTTGTTGATCGATTAGAGACCGTCAAAGATGAAATGATTGTGCTCTTTGAGGCTGGGACTGTGTAAAGGTCAGTCTCGGTTGTAGCTGCTGGAGCAGCCTGACCCAAGATCTTGTATGTTGTTGCCATGCTTTATGCTCCCATCAATAGGAAAGGGTGAATGAAACTCTCGATTGAAAGTTGCAATGAGTAGGTCGTTGAATCAATTTCGTTTCCCAGCGTTCTCATGTCCAGCGCGCCGTTTTTTACATATCCCGTATTGTCGGGTGTAGTCCAGTTGTAATTCGGCGTGTTAGCCATTTCTTGTCTCCTTAGTATACGTCATCGAATGTGTTCCATGTTACTGCTGGATCAACGCCATTCCAAGTAAGAGCAGCATCGACATCCTGCCAGCGCGTAGGAGTGACTGAGTAAGCCACATCTGAGCTGTCAAAAGTCAGGCTCATTTGTTTATTGTTGAAACTAAACGTCCAACCTTCTACAAAGCCCTGATAAGTCGTGTTTTTGATTGCTAGGGGCAAGTCATCGATTTCGATTGCCGTATCCATTGAGATATTAAGCAAGGCATCGATATCAGCATCTGTGACATTGGGTGAGTCTAACTGGATGGTGAAGGATGAAAGCGAGGTGCGTGGGTAGGCTCTGAGGGTAATGTAACGATCTGCCTGAACTTGGGCATCTGAACCATTTTCCAACTCAGTTGAAACTGAGCCTGCAACCAGGCTGTAATTGGTAATTGAGGTTGCATCGGATGCCGTTTTTGTGGCGTTTGCCTTGTAACTAATAATGATTGAATTCATGATGTCAGACAAGGTTTTCTGACTTTGCAGACCATTCCAAAGAATGTAATCCTTAGGAATGTTGAAATACCCATTATCACGTTCTGCCAAGAATCTGCGTGACTCATTAGCAAAACCTACGCTGCCAGTTGGTGTCTCGTAAATATAACCAAACGCCTGTGAAGCGTAAGTAGAAGCCAAAGAGTAGGCATCGGCTGGGCTTTTAGCTCTAGAAGTGAACTCATAAATAGGAGGAGTATCAACTGTGTCAATGGTGACTCCAGCATCGTTGAAGATGCGAGTCATACGATCATCATCAAACTCTTTAGCCCATGAAGTATCACCGATCACAGATCGAGCCATTTGAGCAAAGGTTGAAAGGGCTGAGATAGTCTGTATGGCAACTGTCGCGCTAGTGCCAGCAGCTTGCACGCTATTGGACACATTGGAGATTTTGCCTGTAAATAGGGTTACTGGATCTCCGTTGGAATCATCGACTGTGATTACCACGTCATGATTCATGTCAAAGCCAAAGTCTTGATTATTGGCGTTCAAGATGCTGATAGTTGCATAACCTGCGCGAGCCTGTTCCCAGATGGTTGTTCGACCAAAAGAGACAGAGACATTCCACAACGATTTATTTGTGAAGGCTACCCCATCAATGGTTACGGTTGGATTGATTATCCAAGTCATACACTTGAAACCAATCGAGATCCGCCAAGGTTGCTAAATGTTCCGCTGAGCGTTGCCTCTGTGTTAAGAATCTGAGCAATCTGTCGCGCTGTGCTAATCGGATCGATTGCGCCTGAGACGTTAATGTTTACGGTTGTACCGCCACTCATGCGCCCGTTTGGGGCAATGTTTGGACTGCTGCCTGGTACAAACAAACTGCCAGTACCTTGAGGCGCTGAGTTACTACCTAGAAAACCCAACCCTGGAATCTTTCCAAGTACATCCTTGACTTTGCCTCCAAGACTAATAATCTTTTCAAAGCCTGAAATTAATTTGCCAACTGCACCGACCACCAATGAAATTGTGTCACCAATTTGTTCAATGGCTAATTTTAAGACTAATCCTAAAAATGGTGCGACATAAGTTTTTAAGAAATTGAATAGATCTTTGAATGATTCTTCGTTGTCCATGACAACCTTTTTGATTTTATCAAATGCATCTTTCAACGCTTCAATGACAGGTGTGAAAATCTTTTTAGCAAAATCTGAGACACCTTTGAAAGCCTCGCCAAGTCCCTCTTTACCTCCCATGGCGCCGATAAATGATTCAACGGCTGGCACAATTTTATCAACAACAAATCCGAGCAATGGCGTAATCGCATCTAAAACAAATGCGCCAACGGTTTCTTTAGTTTCATCAAATGCAATTTTCAAGCGATCCATCTTGCCCTGAAATGTGTTGGCTGATTCAGCAGCTGCTCCTGCGAATTCTTTGCCTAACTCACCAAAAACATCGATGCCTGACTGTGCAACAAAGTTTACTTTCTCCTGCGCTTCTGTGACTTTTGCAGAAGCCTTTATGTATTCCTTTGATTTTGGACCGTAATTTTCTAAAGCAAAATTGGCTTCATCCTGAGCCTTAGCCAGTTGCTTTTGGACTTTGTTGTATTCCACCAGGTTATTAGCATTGTCACCAAGAGTAATACCAAGTTTCTTGAGTGCGCCTGTCTGCCCGTCATTGGCTTTCGCTAATGCGTTAGCAGCAGTTTCAACTGAGATATTTTTTGCAGCTGCAATATCCAGCGCAAGGTTAGTGAGTTTTTGTGCTTCTTCGATGTCCTTTGTGGATCGAGTAAGTCTTTCTAGGGCTGGTCTTAATTCGTCATCTGATACACCCGTTGCCAAAGATTGCTTAAGAATCCAATCTTCAGCTGCGCCAATGGCATCATCGGTTGCGCCAACTGTGTTTCTTAAAGCGTTGGCAAGGCGTATCTGTGCTTGCTCATCCTCAATCGCAGCCTTGACTCCATCAACCAATAATTTTCCAGCATAAGCAGCAGCTGCGACTCCAGCAGCAGCAAAAGCCATTTTCGCCTTACCAGCGAATCCATCAATCTTATTTCCGAAACCTTGAACGTCGTCTGTACTCTGACTCAGGTTTTTCTTGAGGTTATCGACATCAGCAAGAATCGAAAGTTTAAGCGTTCTATTTCCTGCCATTAGTCCCACTCCTTCAAGATGCGATCAAATGCTTCTTCCCATTGCTTAATCAATTCAGGTTGAATCGCGCGCAAAGTCGGATAGATAAAATAACCTTCATTGCCTCTACCCTTGCTTGGTGTTCGACTTGGGAACTGCTTAAAACGATTAGAACCGAATTCCATACCGTAAAGCAGATCCAAGGTTGAACCGCCACCACTAAACTTCTGACGAGCAAAGCCGTATGAAAACTCACCGACTTTACTTGACTTGCTTATCGAAACGCCCTCAGCAATGCCACGCGCAACCGTACCTGCAACGGTACGAGATGCAGCTGCCGTCTTAATTTTATCAGAAGCGAATTTAGCAAGTGCAGAAGATTCTTTTTTAGCAGCTTCAACTGCTTCATCATCCATTGCCTTAAATGCCTTGATGATTCCGCGCAACTGTTGTTTATCATAGGTGATTGGATCATCTGCCATTGCGCTCCTCCAGAATCTCTATTGCCGTCAGGATATCCTCGGCGGATGTCCACTCGCTCATTGGGATCTGAGTTGCTATTGCCAACTCAATTAAGAGTCGGCTGATACTTCCTCGTCCATGGCTTTTGGGTTATCGATGCCTACTTCAATATCAACAATAGATTCCATCCAGATATCAAGAGACTTGACTGGCTTGCCAGCAGCTTCGCGCTTCATAGCGCTGTGTGCAACAAACAACAGATCATACATTCCTGAAAACTCAACAATGGACTTTTTGTTAGCCATTTCCCATTTTGCAAAATCAGGTGGATAGGCGATGTAAGTCGCCTGATCCCCTGACCCGTATGTAATTGTGATTTCTTTTTTCATCTTTGCTCCCGTTTGTTAGATTTTAGCTGAATGTTTCGGTTGGTGTTCCAACTACTGTTAAAGACCATGAGTCAGTCTGTGCTCCT